ATTGGTATTAGCAAACTTAACGTTAAATCCATACACTGGTTATCTTCCAACTGAAGTACAAAACAAAGTTGCAGATCTTTCTATAGAAAAGGTTCAACACAGAAGATACACCATGCAGGATATTGCTGCATTGGATTCAAGGATCAATCAGGTTGAATATTATACATCTTTAAGTGCTTTAGAGCAAAGTGCAACGGGTATGCAAATCACTGATGCGTATGGTCTAAACAGATTCAAGAATGGTATTTTGACTGATGATTTCTCTAGTTATGCTACTGCTGATACAGTTAATGTTGATTACTCATCAGCAATTAATAAGAGAACTCGTCAGATGTCAGCATCACAATCTGTTGAAAACTTTCCATTGAAGAATCTGGCACTTGTATATAACTTGGCAAAACCATCAGATGCTATGTTGGCATCATTAAACTATAAGATTTCTACAGATGGTTTAATCAACTACTTCAGTTTACCATTCACTACTGCAAATCTTATTTCACAACCTATTGCAAGTCGTGTAACAAACATAAATCCATTCTCGGTATCTTCTTCTGAAGGAATTGTATCATTGTCACCTAACGTTGACAACTGGGTAGATTCACAACAAGCACCTGCATTATTAATAACAGACCCAAGTTTACAAGTATTCCAGTCATCCAGTACCAATAATATATTAAGTGTTGGTGATTGGCAAACTGTATCCGGGACAACAGTTCTATCTGGTTCTTCTGCTACTACTTCAGCATCTACAGTCAATAGAATCAATCATGGTACATTCAATGGACCATTTGGTGGAACAGTTGGTACTTCAACAACAACTGTAACTACTAATGTAACTGATACTTATACTACAACTTTACAACAGCAACAAAATAATATTATTGGTCCATATAGTAGTATCGGTAATACATATTCACAAAATAATGGATATATTACTGATATCAGTATTCTACCTTGGATGCGTTCACAAGAAATTATTATCCGTAGTTCTGGGTTATTATTCAACTCAACACTATACAATTTCTTTGATAATATAAGTGTTGATAATTATATCCGTAAACCAAACATTATTGAATTAACTGGTGTATCTGGAACATTCAATCAAGGTGATATTGTAGGATATGTACTAAGTGGTTCATTTGAACCAACAGCGTTTGTTTTAGACGTATATTATTATTCCGACACATCTAAAGTTAGATTATATGTTGTTTCTGATGGAAATACTATAACATATAATAATGGAACAACATTAACTAATGCAACATTTAACGATGATGGAAGTTATTCTTCTATCGGTACTGCAACAGTTGCAAGTACATCACATGTTGGTGGTATAATAAAGAGTGCAAACACAACAACAAGTGCTATAACGCTGTCACCATTGGCATCTTCTACTGCAAATATCTACAATGGCAATACAGTTTATATTACATCTGGAAGTGGAATTGGACAATCTGCAACTATTATTTCATACAATGGAACAACAAATGTTGCTAACCTTTCTTCAGCATTAACTACTGCAACAGGTGATATTTACTCAATAGGAACGTTCTCTAGTAACGAATCTGGTAACTATTCTGGTGTATTCTGCTTACCACCTAATACATTCCACAATGGTCAAAGAATATTCCGTGTAGATAATAGAATCAATAATGATTTAAATACAGTAACAACTTTTGCTGAAGGTACTTTCTATTCTGAGGGGTTACAAACCACTTCACAACAGTTAGACTTCGGTGCATCCCCTGCTGGTGCTAAAGGTACATTTGTACAGACAAATAAACAATCTGTATCATATACTACTACAACAACATCAACTACATCCAATTCATATGTTTCACCTTATGATCCTGTATCACAAACATTTATTATTGATCCAACCAATTATCCAAATGGTGCTTTCTTATCTTCTGCAAGGTTCTTTTTCTCATCAAAACCAACCGATGATAATTCACCTGTAACATTATCTATTGTTGGAACACTAAACGGATATCCAAATGGATCTACATTAGATCATAGTATTGTAACATTAACTCCAGATAAAGTTAATTTTTCTCAGAACCCACAATATCTTGATACCACTACATATACACAGTTTGATTTCCCTGCTCCTGTGTATATTCAACCAGGTGTTATGTACTCATTTATATTGAAATCTAACTCAAATCAATATAATCTTTGGACTGCTGCAAATGGTGACACTGCGTTACCATCTTCTGTGAAGAATTATCCAACAGATCCAACTCCAACTAATATCACTAAGATTACGACTGCTCCATATGTTGGTGGATTGTTCATGTCACAGAATTCACAGACATGGACTGCTGATCAAAATCAAAGTTTAATGTTCACTGTTGATCGTTGTGTGTTTGATATCTCTCAAAACCCAACAGTTAGAATGGTAGTTCCAACAAACCTTCCAGGTAGAACAATTATTGAACAAAATATTGATTACTATAACAATGCTAATACTGTTGGTAATACTGTTGGTTCAATATCAAGCACAGATATCAATGTTGATGCATTCAATCTGACAACAACAGATTTCACACCAACATCAACTGGTGTTACATACAGTTATAATGCTACTTTGTTAAATGGAACAACGACTTCTACTTCATATATCAATCCTGGTAAATATGGTACTACAATGTATGATCACATTTACTTGAACGATAACAATGGAGAAAGAAAATTACAAGCAAACTCTGCAACATCTTTCTCTATGTTTGCATTGTTATCGTCAACAGATAATGCAGTAAGTCCTATCATCTCTGATGCTGGTGTTAGTTTGTATGCGATACAGTATAACATAAACAACTGTGAGTTGTCAAATAGTGTTATTACTGTAGTAAATGGTGGTTCTGGATATAATGCAAATACAACAAGTGTTACAGTTTCTTCACCAACAGGTAAAGGTGCAGTCCAAGCATATGCTACTGCAAACATAGTTGGTGGTGTAATTCAAACAGTAACATTAACAAATGGTGGTAATGGGTCTGGTTACATAGTAACTCCAACTATCACAATTACAGATGCAAATACAACACCTGGAACTGGTGCAAGTGTTATTGTTTCTGGTGAAACATCATCTCAAGGTGGTCCTGCATTAACCAAGTACTTCACTAAGAAGGTTGTATTGGATGCTGGATTTGATTCTGGTGACTTGAATGTGTATGTAACTGCATATCGTCCAGTTAACTCTGATATTCTTGTTTACTATAAGATTCTGAATAGACAGGATACACAGAAGTTTGAAGATGGTTCTTGGCAGTTAATGACCAAGACCAGTAACTCAGATACTTTATATTCACAATCTAGAAGTGATTTGTATGAGTTCTCATTTGCACCTGGTACAACTGGTTCGGATCAAGGATATGTTTCATACACAAGTACTAACAACGGACAAACATATACTCAATTTAGTCAATTTGCAATTAAAGTTGTATTGGTAACAACAGATAAAACCTCTGTTCCGTTCTTGACTGATTTGAGAGCAATGGCATTACCATCTAACGTAAATACATCAGTATAATATGGCACTACTAAAAGTACAAGGAACACCTCACATGGTAAGGGATACTACCAGTGGGGCCCTTATCAATAGGGATTTGAGTGGTCTTGAAGAATATAATAAAAAAAGACAAATGATGGCCAATCAAAAAGAAGAACTAAATAAAGTAAAATCAGAACTAGATATTATCAAAACAGATATGTCAGAAATAAAAGAGTTGATGTTACAACTACTGAATAAAGGTTAAAATGTCCAACTATAATCCAGCACCAACGTTTAAAATATTAGATTACTCAAACACTTGGGGTAATTTGTTAACAACAACCAATTATTTGGTTTTACAGAACAACGATTTAGCATCTAACAACTTTTTCAAAGCAACGGGGACAATGTATCTTGAAGATCCAACACTAGGTCTTCAAGTTAACTCTGCTGCAATCTTCTCTGGGGCATTCCAATCAATTGGTACTGGTTCTTCAGCAACTATACAGAATAACCTAACAGTTGGTGGACAAGTATATCTTAACTATTCTAGTGTAGGTCCGAGTTTAACTGTTGCTGGACAGGCAAACGTAAGTGGTCCAATATTAGCATTAGGTTCTGGAACTGGTCTTACTGTAGCAAATACTGCAAACATTAATGGTAAGTTATTTGTTTCCAATACTTCTTCATTTGCAAATGCTGTTTCAATATATGGTCAAACATATATTTCAAGTAACGTAACTGTAACTGGCACAACAGTAACCAATCAATTACAAGCAAATACAGGTATTGCTGCTGGTGCATTAAACGTAACCAATACTACTAATACAAATATTCTTCAAGCTAATACCAGTGTTAACACTGCTGTTATAACTGTAACTGGAACAATATTTACAAATCAATTACAAGCAAATAGTGGTATTTCTTCCGCTGCATTAAACGTAGTTAACACAACTAATACTAATATACTTCAAGCAAACACATCAGTAAATACTGCTACACTAACAGTAACTGGTCAAATATATACTAATACTCTGCAAGCAAATACTGGTGTTGCTGCTCGTGCATTAAATGTAATCAATACAACTAATACTAATATTCTTCAAGCTAATACTAGTGTTAATACTGCTACTTTAACTGTTACTGGAAAAACATTTACTAATGAACTACAAGCAAACAACAATATATTCAGTAGTAATGTTTATAGTAATTTAGTCCAAGCAAATACTCAAATACAGACCCTAAACTTAAATGTAATTGGGTATCAAAATGTTGATTCTATTACTGCTAATACTAGAATCACCACTCCTAGTATAGTTATACCATCTAATGGTTTAATAGATGCATCTTCAAGTGGATCTGTTATTTCTGCTAATGGTTTGTCTGTTGGTACTGCTGGTCTAAATGTTCTTGGTAACTTTACGATTAATGGTACTACTGTTTACAATACACCATCATTCATTCTTAGTGCAGGTAATCCAAATCCAGCATTAGTTTTGAATCCAGGATTTGGTATCTATAGAACATCTGCGAATGCAATAATTCGTTGGAATGAAACCAACAAATTTTGGGACATGAATGATGTAGTTAATGGTAATTACTACAGAGTTATCACAGATGAGTACAAGAGCGATTCGTTAACATTAGCAAGTTCTTCCAATGTTGCATCATCATTAGCAGCAAATACATTAAATACTAACTTAAACGCTGCTAACACATTCCTCCAAGCAAATATCAACTTTGGTTTATCAAATGCCAAAGCATATACTGATACCGCCAATAATTATTTACAGGCAAATATTAACTTTGGTTTAGCAAGTTCTAAAACATATACTGATACTGCTAATACATTCTTACAAGCAAATGTTATATCAGGTGTTGCTAGTGCTAAAGTATATACAGATGTTGCTAATACATACATCTCAACCAACTTAAATACTGCTAATACATTCTTACAAGCAAATGTTATATCAGGTGTTGCTAGTGCTAAAGTATATACAGATGTTGCAAACTCATATTATAATGTAGTAACATCTAACATTAATGCTTATGCTCAATCTGGATATGCTAGAGCAAACACATCATCAAACCTATTCAATGGTACAGGTGGTTCTGCTTCTCCTAGTTCTGGAACAGTTACTTTAACCAGTACCAACGGTGTAACCATTACTGGTTCTGGTAGCACACTGACATTCAATACTCCACAGGATTTAAGAACAACTGCCACAGTAACTTTCACAGACATTTATGCTATCAGACCTGGTTCTAGTGCTGGAACTGGTGTAGTATTCTTAGGAAACCAAGGTAGTGGTGCAAGATATGTTTATTATGATGGTACAAATTATCAAATGCCTGGTACCAATTTGTATATTAATAGTGGATTAGCACTTACCACATCCAACTATAATACATACGCACCAACCTTGACTGGTACTGGAGCTTCTGGTACATGGAACATTAATATATCTGGTAATGCGGTAACAACAAGTCAAGTAACTTGGTCAAATTTATATACCACTGCACAGTTAAATTCACAAGGAAACCAAACTGGGTCAATACTGACTGCAACGGGTAGTCTTGGTGGTATCATGGTTCAAGGACCAGGTTCATCTGGTTCTGCATTCATGTCTTTCCTTAGACCAGGTATATATGCATCATATTTTGGATTAGACACAGATAACCAATTTACTGTTGGTGGATGGTCAGCAGGTGCCGCTTTAGGTAACATGAAAGTTGGTTCTCTTGGTATTGGTGGTGCTGCTTCTGGGACTGCTGGATCAATTACAGCAACAGGTGCTATATCATCAGCATCAACCATAACCGCTGTTACATTCTCTGGAGCTGGGACATCATTAACAGGTACAGCATCAAGTTTAACCACAGGTAAGGCATCTACACTTGCAAGCGGTGGTGGTTCTGGTTCAGCAATGACCTTCAATTGGGCTGGTCAAGGTGGACAACCAACTTGGTTATGGGGTGGTAATGATGGAACAAATATGTATGTTTACAATCCATCAAACTTCAGTGTAAATTTCGCTAATTACTTATCAGGAATTGAACAACAGAACGTTATACTAGGAAAACACCAATCTATGGGAATGGTTGGTGATGGTTCACAAGGAAGCTTCACTTGCAGAGCATCAGGAGCAGGTGATAGCAACCTAGCAGGTGTAACATTTTGGAACGATGCTTACGCTATCAAAATGGGTATTCGTGCTGATGGATACTTTGGTTTAGGTGGATGGTCTAGAGCAGCTTGGTCTTGGTATTCAGATCCAAGTGGAAACATGGTTGCTGCTGGTAATGTAACAGCATATTCCGACCCAAGACTGAAAGAAAACTTCCAACCAATACTTTCACCTGTACAACAAATATCAAAATTAAATGGTGTATATTTTGATTGGAAACAAGGAATAAAACACACTGAATGTAAAGCAGGAAAAAGAGATATGGGTGTTCTTGCTAATGAAGTTGAAGAAGTATTCCCAGAAATAGTTTCCGAATCAATCAGTTTAGATGGTGATACATATAAGATGGTTGCATATGAAAAGTTAGTTCCTGTTTTAATTGAAGCAATTAAAGAACTATCAAATGAAATTAATATATTGAAAGGTAAAATTGGAGAGTAAGTAATAATGACTAATTATAATCATTCATCCGTTTCAGCAAATAGTTGGAACAGAGCTGCGTATGTTGTGATAGATAATCCTTTACAATCACCAGATTGTATCAGAAAACCGTCAATCACATTCAATGAAGAATTTGTCATTCATACTGGTGACACCTATATAAAACAGAATATAACTGTTTCTGATATTAATAATTTTGTTAGAGAAGAATTAAGTCCTGACAATCTTAAAACATCATTTAAACTTTTAGATTCTGATGGTAATCCCACCAAAAAGACAGCAACATATCAAGATGTTTACAATATGATAGCATCTTTGTATATTCATGTTGCTGAAATTAGAGATAAGAGAGTTTCTACTGATATTGATGTGGGTGAAACGTTGAATACTGAAATTAATACTGAGGAATAAATGGATACTATTACAATTAAACTTGAATTGACTGTTGATGAAGTAAATGGAGTATTAAATAGTCTTGGACAAATGCCATATGCACAAGTAACACTATTAGTAGATAAAATTAGACAACAAGCAATTGCACAAGTCCCACAAGATGCACCATCCGAATAATATATTTTTTTAATAAGTAGCAAGAACCTCTCAACTAAATAGATGAGAGGTTTTTTTATTTTATAGGGTTTAAAATGGCGGGTTATCAAGATCTTTTTCTAAATCAAGGCGAGACTTTTACTACACAGATGAATCTGAATGATAGTAATGGTGCTCCATATAACCTTACTGATTTTATAGTATTATCTTCTGCAAAAAAATCATACTATACCAATACTATCAGTTTAATGTTTAATGCATCTATTTATGATGCCAATAACGGGGTAATTCAATTATCTGCAAACTCTTCTGTCACATCAAATGTGAGTGCTGGTAAATATGTATATGATGTTATTGTAAGGGAAAATAATTCTGGAACTATAACAAGAGTACTAGAAGGACAATTAATAGTTAGTCCTGGTGTCACTGGTATAACTACTTCTTATTACTAAAATGCCAAACGTAACTGTTGCACCTATAAAAACGATAAACGTAAGAGTTAACCAAAGCTCTCAGAAAACAGTCACATCTACTTCCCAGTTTGTTGGTGCAAGTAATATACAAAATGAAGTAAATCAAATTAAAATTTTAGCACAAAATGCATCCGATACTGCAAATGTTGCAATTATACTTGCTGATGAGGCAAACGCTAATGTTGATTCAAAATTGAGTTTAACTGGTGGAACTATTACTGGTAATCTTGAAATAACACAAAATTTAACAGTTGACAATATAATCACAGCAAACAACGAAACCATTGATGCTGGTCTTTTTTAAATAAATAATAAAAAAATAATAACGGGTAATAAACATGGCTATTTCCAATACCAGTATTCTAATCAAACGATCATTAACAACAGGAAGACCACCTTCTGCACAACAAGGTGAATTTGCATATTCATATGCATCTAACACCCTATTCATTGGTACTCCCGGTGGTAATGGTGTTGTCAATGTTGGTGGTCAATATTATACATCAACATTAGATGCATCAACAAGTTCCAATACATTAAATACTCTCGTTAAAAGAGATGGATCTGGTGGTTTTTCTGGTCAATTATATGGAAATTCCAATACAGCATCATATTTACAGACACCACAGAATTTTTCAATATCAGGTGGTGATATTACTGCATCTACCCAATCTTTTGGTGGAACAAATGCTGTAACACTTAATGCATCATTAAATACTATTTCTGGTCTGACTGCTGGATATTATGGTGGTTCAACTTCATCTGGTTCAACTATACCAGTAGTTCAAGTTGCAGCAAATGGACGAATAATGTCTATTGCAAATACATCAGTATCAAGTTCATTCAATATTTCAGACGGAACTAATTCCAAACAAATACAATCGGGTAATACTTTTTACCATTTAGGTACATCTGGTGTTATAACAACGGTATCACAAAATACCGTAACCTTCAGTACTGACAATACAGTTGCTCGTACCAATACAACATCAGTTGGTCCACAAACATTCTTAACAGACATTAATTTACCAACTAACAATATGTCTGTTGGTGGTACATTATATGTTTCTAATTTAAGTGTTTCTGGAAACGTTAATTATGCCAATGTTACATCAACATTGAATATTGGCGATCCAATGATTTACTTGGCATCTAACAACTCAAGCGACTTAGTTGATATCGGTTTCGTTGGTCACATTGTTGGTACTGGTAGTTCTCAAACCTCACATTACCAACATCTTGGTTTTGTTCGTGACTATAATGATAGAAAATGGAAACTGTTCTCTAACGTATCTCCTGAACCATCATCAACAGTTGTATTTGATGCTAATACAATTTATGATGTAATCAAAGTTGGTGGTGTTGATGTATCTGGTGGTGATGTTCTTTCTGCAAACTTATTGTCAACATCAACATTAATTGCAACGAAAGCAAACACTACAAATGATTTAGCTGTTGGTGGTAATGCATATATCGCTGGTGGTATCTCATTTACTACTGCTAATGCTACTTATGTAAACGTTTCTTCTGGTATAGTTTCATATGGACCATATGCTGGACCATATGTTGATGGTACTGTATTAGATTACACAACTGGTGTAGGTCGTTTAACTGTTGGTGCTTCCGATGGATTTACAATCTATAATGGTGGTACTGGTGCTCGTAACGCGTTACTTGCTATCAACTCATCAGGAAATATTACTACAGGTACATGGACCGGATCAACTATTGGTGTTGCTTATGGTGGTACTGGTAATACAACATTTGCACCATCAGGAATTCTGATTGGTAATGGTACTGGTGCATTACAGACACTTTCAAACACTTCAAGTTCTGGTACTTACGGTTCTGCTTCTTATCTTCCAGTCGTAACTGTTGATGGTTATGGTCGTGTCTCTTCAGTATCCAATACTGCAATTGGTATAGACCAATCACAGGTAACAACTGGTATATTCCCAATTGCTCGTGGTGGTACAAACAACAATACATTTACGAATAATTCATTAACATTCTTTAATGGAACTAGTATTGTTTCTCTTGCTAACGTATCATTTACTGCGACAGGAACAGGAGCAACCAATAATACTATAACATCAATAACCGTTGATAACTTTGGTCGTACAAGTGCGTTAACTTATTCAGCAATTTCTGGATTGACTGTATCTCAAGGTGGTACTGGTACAAACAATATTACACAAAATGGTGTTGTTTTTGGTAATGGTACTGCTAGTTTGGGTGTGACCGCAGTGGCAGGAATTAGTGATCAAACATGGAGCAATCAAATCCTTACTGTTACTAATGCTGGAGTACCTGTTTGGTCATCAGCAATGGATGGTGGTTCTTTTTAATCTTACTATATAATTATTTGATCATAGGAGTTTTGTTATGAGTAATGAAAAGTATGTGAATTATTATATTGAAACATTAACTAGCGTTATGAATGACGCAATTATTAATAATGTTTCCTTACAAGCAAATTCTAAAGTTATTGATGATGTTATATTAGAACAATCAAAAGTAATAGAAGAATTGAAACAACATATAGAATCAATGAATCAATTGGAAAACAATCAGATTGATTCATTGAATAACACCATAAATACTCTTAATGCTGAGATTTTTAATTTAAGAGTTGAGATTAATAATTCAAACAAATTAAAAGTTGAATATGATAATACTAAAAATCAAATTCAACATTTAGATACCTTTAGAAATGAATTATTGAAATCACAAAAAGAAAATGAAAATATTCGGTTAGAATATGAATATAAAATAAAAGGACTAGAAGAAAGGATTGAATATTTGCAATTATCTCCAGCGAAAAGAAAAAAGATTGATGAATCACAATCAAATAATAAAACCACAATTTCTACTACATTAGAAGTAGAAGGTGTAAAAGATGGTGGAAGTTTTTAAATAAATGTCAGTTGCAAATACCACAATTATATTAAAGAAATCTGGTTCTACCGGAAATGTACCATCATCATTAAATTATGGTGAAACAGCATTAAACTATGCTGATGGTAAACTTTACTATAAAAATTCTCTTGGTAGTATTGCATATATCACCAATAGTCAATCATTTGCAACAATCAATGCAAATAGTTCACTAATACTCGCTAGTTCTCCCACAGATACATTATCTATTGTTCCCGGACAAAATATATTCATATCTGCATGTACAGCAACTAAGACTATTACAATTAGTGCTAATGCAACTGGTGGAGGCGAGTCAACATTAGCACAAGCGGCATTTAATCAAGCAAATTCAGCCAGTTCAAATACTATCTATACACAAGGTGTAGATGCTACACAAAATACTTGGATTTCTAGTAATAATAGTTATTTTCAAGGAGCATTGAATGCAACTAATACTAGTATATCTAATGCTAACACGTTCTTACAAGCAAATGATGCATTAACATTATCTGCTGCTTTTTCTTATACTAATAGTGCAAACTCATCAATACAAGGTAATATATCATACTTAACTGGTGTTAATAATACACAAAATACTTGGATTTCTGCAAATAGTATCTATTCTCAAGCATCATTTGGACAAGCAAATAGTGCTTCTGCAAATACAATATACATTCAGAACAATCTGAATACTGCTAATGCTAATATTGCATATATTCTTGGAGTAGATATTACTCAAAACAATAGATTATCTACAGTAGAATCAAATACAGTATATACATTCGGTGTTGATGCACAACAAAATACTTGGATTTCTAGTAATAATAGTTATTTTCAAGGAGCATTGAATACTGCTAATGCCAATACAGTATATATTCAGAGCGGTCTTAATACTGCTAATGCTAATATAGCATATATTCTGAGTGTAGATGCTACACAAAATACTTGGATTTCTAGTAATAATGCTTATTTCCAAGGAGCATTGAATGCAACTAATACTAGTATATCTACATCAAATACATTTTTACAAGCAAATATAATATCTGGACTTGCTAGTGCTAAATCATACTCAGATGCTTCTAATACATCAATACAAGGTAATATATCATACTTAACTGGTGTTAATAACACACAAAATACTTGGATTAGTTCTAATGTAGCATATATTTCTGGTGTAGATGTAACACAGAACACAAGATTAGGTGTAGTAGAAGCAAACACCATTTACATTCAGAACAATCTGAATACTGCTAATGCTAATATTGCATATATTCTTGGAGTAGATATTACTCAAAATACTGCTATTGGTAATGCTAACACATTAGCACAAACATCATTTAGTATTGCTTCTAGTGCCAGCTCTAATACAATCTATACTCAAGGTGTTGATGCTACCCAGAACACTTGGATTAGTGCTAATGTAGCATATATTCTTGGTGTAGATGCACAACAGAACACTTGGATTAGTGCTAATAATAGTTATTTCCAAGGTGTCACAAATCAACAAAATACTTGGATTTCTGCAAATAGCATTTATTCTCAATCATCGTTTGGACAAGCAAATAGTGCTTCTGCAAATACAATATACATTCAAAATAATTTGAATACTGCTAATGCTAATATTGCATATATTCTTGGAGTAGATATTGCTCAAAACAATAGATTATCTACAGTAGAATCAAATACAGTATATACATTCGGTGTTGATGCACAACAAAATACTAATATTACTGGTGTAGGTACATTTGCTCAAGCAGCATATAATACTGCAAATACTGATGTAACAAGTATTAATACTACGCCAGGAACATATGGGAGTACAACAGTTGTTCCAGTAATAAATCTATTAGCAAATGGTAGAGTATCATCAATAACAAATACATCAATATCCACATCTGCTAATAATCTAACTGGTGCAATACCAAGTACAGTTCTTGGTGCTAACTCATTATACATTGGTACTACAACAATTGCATTGAATCGTGCTAGTGCATCTCAAGCATTAACTGGTATCATTTCAATAGACGGTGGAGCACCAGCAGGACAGTTAACTGGTTCTACATTAAGTTCTAATGTCACTTCTTCTAGTTTGACTTCAGTAGGAACAATAACATCAGGAACATGGTCTGGTTCTTTTGGTGCTGTATCTGGTGCCAACTTAACTACTTTAAATGCATCCAATCTATCTTCTGGTACTGTATCTACTGCACAATTAGGTTCTGGTACTGCAAATTCAACAACATACCTAAGAGGTGATAGTACTTGGCAGGTTATTTCTGCATCAGGTGGTGGTGCAACAATCACCGATGATACAACAACCAATGCTACAAGATATGTAACACTGACAAATGCTACATCTGGTACTATGTCTGTTGCAAATACTTCATCATCAAAATTGTACTTCAATCCAAGTACAGGTACATTATCTTCAACAGTATTTAACTCATTGTCTGATGCGTCACAAAAGACAAACATCAAGATAATTGAAAACGCAACAGACACTATCAATCAAATAGAAGGGGTTGAGTTTGATTGGGTAGACAATGGTGAAAAATCATCTGGTGTAATCGCACAACAATTAGAAAAGATATTACCACATTTAATATCAAATAATGATGGTATCAAGAGTGTTAACTATTCTGGTTTAATTGCATACTTGATACAATCCAATAAAGAATTAACAGAGAGAATAGAGAAATTGGAGAATATGATATAGCAGATGAATAAATAAGAATGTTAATCATAATATTTCAATCTGCTTTGTTATAAATGGCCATTACAAATAACAATAAAATAATAAGAAAATTAATAGTTGCCTTTGGCAATCTATTTAATAATATCTCTCTTGTTAGGTACAACACTGATGGTACAGAACAGGAAAGATTCTTAGTGCCAATAACATATGCACCAAAAGAATTGTATGTTCAGAGATTATCTTCTGACCCAGATTTAGATAAAAAAGTACAAATGACTCTTCCTAGAATGTCATATGAAATGATAGGGATGACATATGATTCTTCTAGAAAACAGAACACTAATATTAAAAATTTTGCACAATCTGGTTCTTTATTCTCACAATATAATCCAGTTCCATATAATTTTGATTTTTCATTATTGATTTACACCAGAAACTTTGAAGATGTACATCAAATAGTAGAATATGTGTTACCGTTTTTTACTCCTGATTATACAATAAAAGTTAATCTAATACCAGAAATGGGCGTTACAAAAGAAATTCCCATTGTATTAAATTCAACTGATCGTGAAGTTCTGTATGAGGGTGATAGAGAATCTGACCCAAGAATGATTGTGTGGACATTGAACTTTACTGTTAAAGGGTTTGTGTTTGGTAATATATCTAATGCTAATAAAGGTTTGATATTAAATTCAATAACACACATCTATAACGAAATAACACCAGACTCTGTTATCTATTTTACTTTAGACCCAAATTCTGGAATGGGTACTTACACAATAGGTGAAATGGTTTATCAGGGGTATTCACTTACAACTGCAACTGCAACTGCACAAGTGGTGTCTTTTGATGATACAAATAACAACTTGTATTTAAACAATATACAAGGAAATTTTGTATCTAACTTACCTGTAATTGGTGTTAAATCAAAAGCATCATACAAATTTACATACTACAGTGCAATCACCATAAGTGAAACTCCATCTGTAACAATTGATATACTATCTGAATATGCAAATACAATAATAGATGAAGCAAATAATCTACCAATACAGATACCAGTAGATATATACGACTATCCAAATTTGGCAAATACGTCAGACAATTTCGTTATTGTTACAAAAATAACAGAAACATAAAGGATCAAAATGGCAGGTATAAAACTTTCACAATTACATAGACTAACATCATTAGATCCAGCATCTAATACCACTCTATTGTTAGCATCCGATGAGAGTTACCCTTATTCATCTGTAACTTTTGGGTTGGACGCACTTTTCAATGCTCTAAACACATCATTAACCGCAGATGTATCACAGGCATTTAATAGAGCAAATGATGCTATCATATTAGCACAGAACGCATATGATAATTCCAACACATATCTAGGTAAGATTGATTCTGCTAACACCTTCTTACAGGCAAATGATAGTCTGACACTTTCCAGAGCAATTCAATACACAAATTCTGTTGTATCTTCTAATGTTTCATATGTTTCTGGGGTAGATATTGCACAGAACACCAACATATCTAATACACAAGCTTGGTTGAGTTCCAACGTTGCTTACATTGCTGGCGTAGATGCTACCCAAAATACTAATATCAGCAATTTAAATACTTGGTTAAATTCTAATAACCAATATAACACTGGTGTAAATGCTAGTCAGAATACTAATATTACTAACTTACAAAGTAATTTAAGTTCCAACGTATCATATATTGCTGGTGTAGATTCCACTCAAAATACTAATATTAGTAATCTTAATACATGGTTAAATTCTAACGTTGCTTACATTGCTGGTGTAGATTTAAGTCAGAATACTAACATAAACAACTTGAATGCATGGTTAAATTCTAATGTTGCTTATATTGCTGGTGTAGATGCTACTCAGAATACCAATATCAGTAATCTACAAAATGCCTTAAATTCTAATGTATCGTATAATGATGGTGTTAATGTTTCCCAGAATACTAGCATCAGCAATTTAAATACTTGGTTAAATTCTAATGTATCATATGTTGCTGGTGTTGATTACACACAGAATACTAATATATCTAACTTAGGTAATTGGTTAAATTCTAATGTATCATTTATTGCTGCTGTAGATGCTACTCAAAACTCATGGATTAGTTCTAATGTTGCATATTTTACGGGTGTTGATTTAAGTCAGAACACTAGTATTAGTAACTTACAAAGTGGTTTAAGTGCTAATGTTGTTTATATTGCTGGTGTAGATGCTCAACAAAACACATGGATTAGTTCTAATGTTGCATATTTTGTTGGTGTTGATAACAGTCAAAACACTAATCTACAAACAGCAAATACTTTCTTACAAGCAAATGATTTATTAACACTATCATCTGCTAAATCATACACAGACACATCAATATCTGGATTAAACAATTCTATATTAACATATGTTGGTGGTGTAGATGCTCAACAAAACACATGGATTAGTTCTAATGTTGCATATTTTGTTGGTGTTGATGCTACTCAGAATACTAATATAACAAATTTAACAACTTGGTTAAATGCTAATGTTGTTTATACACAAAATATAAATGATAGTCAGAATACAAATATTAGTAATTTAAATACATGGTTAAGTTCCAATGTATCATATATTGCTGGTGTTGATTTAAGTCAGAATACCAATATCAGTAATTTAAATACTTGGTTAAATTCTAACGTTTCTTATATTGCTGGTGTGGATTTAAGTCAGAATACTAATATTACTAACTTACAAAGTAATTTAAGTTCTAACGTTTCTTATATTGCTGGTGTGGATTTAAGTCAGAATACTAATATTACTAACTTACAAAGTAATTTAAGTTCTAATGTTGCTTACATTGCTGGTGTGGATGCTACACAGAATACCAATATCAGTAATTTAAATACATGGTTAAGTTCTAATGTTGCTTATATTGCTGGTGTAGATTTAAGTCAGAATACTAATATCAGTAATTTAAATACTTGGTTAAATTCCAATAACCAATATAATACTGGTGTAAATGCTAGTCAGAATACAAGTATATCAAATTTACAAAGTGGTTTAAGCGCCAATTTACTCTACATCAAAGGGGTAGATGATAGTCAAAACAACAGTATAACTAATACTCAATCGTGGTTAACTTCTAATGTAGCATATTTACAATCCATAGAAAATTCACAGAATACCTATATTTCATCCGTATTCAATACTGCCAACGTTGGAAATACTTTTGTCAATTCTGGTGGAACAGTTTTTGGCAGCGTCACTATATCCAATGATGCTTTGATTAAAGGAAACCTATCAGTATTAGGAACAACCACCACAACATATTCGTCATCTATTCAAGTAGGTGATTCATTATTATTACTTGCAAACAATAATACACTATCAGATTCTGTTGATATTGGATTTGTTGGTACATATAACGTTAGTGGTAATGCATACACAGGACTTTTCCGTGATCCAATATTAAAAGAATACATCTTCTTCAAAAACTATACACCTAAAGTTCAGTCAAACACACTCATCAATATTGCTGATCCATCTTTTACATATTCAAATGTATATTCTGCATATTTCAAAGGAAATGTCATAGCTTCTAATGTTGTAGTTAATGGAACTGATATAATCAATTTCACAACATCTGTATTCAATACTCAAAACACTAATATAAGTAACCTCAATAGTTGGTTAAATTCTAATATTGCTTATATACAGAGTATTAATAATGCTCAAAACACAAACTTACAGTCTGCTAACACCTTCTTACAAGCAAATGACTTATCAACATTAAATCAGGCAAATTATTATACTAATATAACAGTTGCTTCTAATTCTAGTTCTATATTAGCATATGTTGGTGGGGTGGATGCTCAACAAAATACATGGATCAGTAGTAATGTTGCTTACATTGCTGGTGTTGATGCTACACAGAATACATGGATCAGTAGTAATGTTGCTTACATTGCTGGTGTTGATGCAACTCAAAATACTAATATCAGTAATTTAAATACTTGGATTAGTTCTAATGTATCATATATTGCTGGTGTTGATGCTACTCAAAATACCAATATCAGTAATTTAAATACATGGTTAAATTCTAATAACCAATATAACACTGGTGTAAACGCAAGTCAAAACACCAATATAACCACTACTCAATCATGGTTAAGTTCTAATGTTGCTTATATTGCTGGTGTAGATTTAAGTCAGAATACTAATATAACCACTACTCAATCATGGTTAAGTTCTAACGTATCATATATTGCTGGTGTAGATGCAAGTCAGAATACCAATATTGGTAATCTTAATACATGGTTAAATTCTAACGTTGCTTACATTGCTGCTGTAGATTTAAGTCAGAATACTAATATCAGTAATTTAAATACTTGGTTAAATTCTAACGTATCATATATTGCTGGTGTAGATTTAAGTCAAAACACTAATATAACCAATACACAATCTTGGTTATCTGCAAATATTTCCTATATTGCTGGTGTAGATTTTACACAGAACACTAATATTAGTAATTTAAATACTTGGTTAAATTCCAACGTTGCTTATATTGCTGGTGTAGATGCTACTCAGAATACAAGTATCAATAACATTATTTCTTGGATTGGTGCTAACAATTCATATTTTCAAGGTATAGAGAACTCACAGAATACTAGTATCACCAACTTGCAGAGTGGTTTAAGTGCTAATGTTGCTTATATTGCTGGTGTAGATGTTACACAGAATACAAGTATCACTAATTTGCAGAACGCATTAAGTGCTAACTTACTTTATATCCAAGGGGTAGACGTTTCTCAGAACTCTAGCATATCAGGACTGACTATACAGATTAGTTCTAACGTTGCTTATACTCAAGGGGTTGATGCTCAACAGAATACTTGGATCAGTGCTAATAATAGTTATTTCCAAGGTGTATTAAATGGACAAAATACCAGTATTGGTAATCTTAATACATGGGTAAGTTCTAACGTTGCTTATACTCAAGGGGTTGATGCTCAACAGAATACTTGGATTAGTTCTAATGTAGCATACTTCCAGGGTATTGAGAATACTCAAAATACTAATATTACAACAGCAACCAATTTAGCACAGGGTGGATATAATAAAGCAAACCTGTCTATCAGTATACTTGGATGGCAACCAAATGCTGTGATATTTGCCAACTCTGGTGGTTATTTGGCAAATGATGCTTCACACATAGCATTCGTTACATCAAATAACACTTTAGTTGTTTCAAATATTTCTGTTCCGACAATATACACAACAGTGGGTGGTATTGTATTCCCAGATGGAACCACACAAACAACATCAACATATATTGCACCTGTTGATTTAACTGCTAGAGCAATTGCCCAATCAGCATTTATTCAGGCAAATACTGCATCAAACAATACAGTATATACTTTTGGTGTAGATGCAAGTCAGAATACTAGAATATCAACACTAGAAGCAAATACCATTTATACTTTTGGTGTAGATGCACAACAAAATACTAATATTACTGGTGTAGGTACATTTGCTCAAGCAGCATATAATACTGCAAATACTGATGTAACAAGTATTAATACTACAGCAGGAACATATGGGAGTACAACAGTTGTTCCAGTTATTACTTTACTTGCAAATGGTAGAGTTTCATCAATAACAAATACTGCAATATCAACATCTGCTGGTAATTTAACTGGTACTATTCCTAATACAGTATTAGGTAATTCATCAATTTATGTTGGTACTACAGCAGTTGCTTTAAATAGATCATCAGCACCTCAAACATTAACTGGTGTGAGTATTGATGGTAATGCTGGTACTGTAACAAACGGTATATACACCACCAATTACAACTCGTACTCACCAACACTAACAGGTGGCGGTGCTTCTGGTTCTTGGAGTATTAGTGTAACTGGTTCTGCTGGTTCTGTTGCAGCTTCTGGTATAACAGGAACGATTCCTACTGCAACATTAGGTTCTGGTACCGCAAATACAACAACATATTTAAGGGGTGATAACACTTGGCAGGTTGTTTCTGCATCAGGTGGTGGTGCTACAATAACAAATGACAATTCAACCAATACCAATTATTACCTTGGTATGGCAGGTATTACTTCTGGTTCTTGGACTACTGCATATGTTTCATCAAATGAATTGTATTTCAACCCAAGCACAGGAACACTTAATGCAACCATATTTAACTCATTATCAGATATATCATTAAAGGATAATATTACATCATTAAATAATTGTACTGACATTATAAATATGGTAAATCCTGTAGGATACACATGGAAGAAATCTGGTAAGAAATCATATGGTGTAATTGCTAATGAACTTGAAAAGATACTTCCAGAATTGGTTTCAGAAAATGATGGAATTAAATCCGTAGAATATAACTCATTAATAGCATTCTTAATTGGTGCAGTACAAGAGTTATCTGATAGAATAGAGATATTGGAGAATAAGTAATGTCAGTTGGTAATCCAAGTAACTTTCAAAAAGACGATCCAATATTTGGAAGTATAGATTTAGATGATGAGTATATTACTGATCAATGGTTAGTTGATCAGTTTGTTGGAAATACTTTGTTTGCATGTGGATATAATGCAAATGGTCAATTAGGTAATGGAACAATAGTATATTATTCTTCACCAATACAAGTGGGATCATTAACTAATTGGAAACAAGTTTCTTGTGGATATAAACATACAGCAGCAATAAAAACTGATGGTACTCTATGGACATGTGGATATAATATAACTGGAACATTAGGTAATGGAACAATAGTATATTATTCTTCACCAATACAAGTGGGATCATTAACTAATTGGAAACAAGTGTCATGTGGAGGCACCCATACAGCAGCAATAAAAACTGATGGTACTTTGTGGACATGGGGATATAATAATTGGGGAAATTTAGGTAATGGAACAGTAATAAGTTATTCTTCACCAATTCAAGTAGGATCATTAACTAATTGGAAACAAGTTGCTTGTGGCGGCCGCCATATGGCATCAATAAAAACTGATGGTACTTTGTGGACATGTGGATATGGTCTTTTTGGTCAATTAGGTAATCCGCCGCAGACACTTCCTAGAAATTATTCTTCACCAGTACAAGTAGGAACATTCACTAATTGGAAACAAGTTGCTGGTGGAGCAATTCATACAGCAGCAATAAAAACTGATGGTACTTTATGGTCATGGGGGAATGGTACTAATGGTCAATTAGGTATTGGGGCAACACCAACATCAAGAAGCAGTCCTACACAAGTAGGAACATTAACTAATTGGAAACAAATTGCTTGTGGAAGTTTGTTTACAGCAGCAATAAAAACTGATGGTACTTTATGGTCATGGGGAGACTGCGCTGGAGGTCAATTAGGTAATGGAACAAATATCACATATTCTTCACCAATACAAGTAGGATCATTAACTAATTGGAAACAAGTTGCTGGTGGAACAATTCATACAGCAGCAATAAAAACTGATGGTACTTTATGGTCATGGGGAGGTAATGGTAATGGTCAATTAGGTAATGGAACAACAGTAAACTATTATTCACCAATTCAAGTAGGATTATTAACTAATTGGAAATATGTTAATGGTAATTATAATACTACAGCAGCAATACCTTTCGCAGATATAACATAATTATTAGGGTTTATAGAAATGAATTATATATTAGTAAAAAATCAAGAACAAGTATTTTTAGGTCCATTTGATTGGAAACCTAGATATATTCAATCTGAAATTGATCAATTAATTGAAGATGGTGAATTAAGTACATTTTATCAAGTTCCACCAGTAGAACAAGGTTATATTGATATTGGAGATGGGTTTGAAATAATTCCTATTACTGATTCATCTATACCTGCTATTGATCCTCTTTTTGAAGATCCTATTGGTCCTTTCTATACCTATGCAAATAATAATGCAACAGTTACTTATTCTAAACAAGATAGACCATTACATTTTATTAAATCTGATTTGATACAACTTGCTGGTTCAATAAGATATAACAATGAGGTTGCAGGAACAACTGCAAATACTTCTGTTGGTTCTATTTCAGTTTCTACAGATAGAGATAGTAGATTACAATATTCCAACCTATTATCATCAATGGGGTCTAATACAATCAATTTTAAAACTGGTACTGAATTTGTCACATTAACCAGTAATGATATGCAGATTATTGTAAATACTATTCATAATCATGTTCAAGAACAGTTTGATTGGGAATTACAAACAATTAATGAATTAAATACAATAGATAATATTGATGATTTTAAATCAATATTATTAAATAAATTAACTCCACCAACAGAGAATACTGGATTACCAAATGCCTAGTAATTTTGATCAGTATCATCCATATACGGGATTTCAAGTAACTGACCCAAATACCAGTAATACTCAAGATTTAGGTCAAAGGTATACTACCAAATCTTATTTACTTGATGTTTATCCTAATATTGCAAGTACTTTAGGTGCAAGAACAAGTCCTGGATTATGGACATGGGGACAAAATAATAATGGTCAATTAGGTAATGGAACAACAACAGGTTATTCTTCTCCTATACAAATAGGAACATTAACCAATTGGAAACAGGTTTCTATGAATTCAAGCGGGGCAGGAATTAAAACTGATGGAACTGTATGGACATGGGGTTATAATTTTTTGAGTCAGCTAGGTATTGGAGTATATAATATAAATTATTCTTCACCAATTCAAGTAGGATCATTAACCACATGGAAACAAGTTTTTTGTGGATATAATAACATAGCATCATTAAAAACAGATGGAACTCTGTGGATGTTTGGTGGAGATAATAACTATGGCGAAATGGGTAATGGATCATCTGTTGTTATGTATTCTTCACCAATACAAGTGGGGGCATTAACGAATTGGAAACAAGTTTCTTGGGGATCTCAACATATAGTAACAGTAAAAACTGATGGAACTTTATGGACATGGGGAATTAATAATCAAGGTCAATTAGGACTTGGAACGGTAACAACATTTGGTTATTTTTCACCACTACAAGTAGGAACATTAACTAATTGGAAACAAGTTTCAAGTTTAAACAATTTTTCAGCAGCAATTAAGACAGATGGTACTTTATGGGCATGGGGAAACAATCAATATGGTCAATTAGGTAATGGGGCAAATGGTGTATATTATTCATCCCCAATACAAGTGGGATCATTAACTAATTGGAAACTGGTTTCCGTTGGAGGAAGACATTTATCTGCTATTAAAACTGATGGTACATTATGGACTTGTGGATATAATGGTTGTGGTCAATTGGGTAATGGAACAGGAATATATTATTCATCCCCAATACAAGTGGGGGCATTAACTAATTGGAAACAAGTTGCTTGTGGATACCAACATGTTGTGGCAGTAAAAACTGATGGAACTTTATGGACATGGGGATATAATTTTAATGGACAATTAGGTAATGGAACAACAACAACATATTCTTCACCAATACAAGTGGGATCATTAACTAATTGGAAACAAATTTCTGCTGGCAAAAATAATACAGCAGCAATTTCAGACGGATATATTTAAAATTATGAAAAACATTATTATTTGTGACAACTTTTATAGTGATATTGAACCACTTTCTAATATCATTTCTACTATGGAATTTGAAAGTGATATCTATGGAGAAGAAATAAAAGACTTCTCATATATCCCAGAACAATTACATAGTTTGTTTAATGGAATTCTAAATGAACCAGTAGAAATACAACCAAATACTGGTGTATTCAGAAAACCAAATTCAGCAGTTCTATTTGAGAATTTTTATCAACATGCATTATGGAAATGTATTGTGGCACTTGAAGATACTGTATTAAAAATACATGAACAAGAAGGTATTAAAACATTCTTTAATGTAGATAATGTTGAAGACTTTGTATTAAACAATTCTTTTGATTCTTCAAAATGGAATACTGTAAATTCAATAAATATCAAGAAAAATGATTTTGTTTTCATTAGACCTTGGTTTTGGCATAGTCTAGAAGAAAATAAATTAGTACAAGTATTTCTATTGAACCAAGAAATTAAGGAAGAATAATGGCACAGTTTCCATCGGGTTATACATTTTCTAGAACTGCTCAAAATTTTGTAATTTGGAGTGAACAATATATTACTCCTTATTGGGATGTTACATCATATCCTATGACTATTGTTCCTAATGCAACTACTGCGCCAGATGGTACGAATACTGCGTACTCTGTAACAGGCACCACCACAGGTGTCGGTGGTTTATTTGCACAAACTGTTTCAGCATCTACTGGTATAGGTTCTGGTATACAAACATCTTCAATATATGCCAAAGCAAACACCACAACACAGTTTACATTAAATTGTTACTATGGTGGAGATACCGAAGTTAATGTCACATTCACATTAACAGGAGCAGGATCTGCTACTGCTGGTGGAACGATTGTTAGTATCGGTAATGGGTGGTATAGATGTTCAATACAGACACCAGCAATGATAACTGCTAATGCATCATTTGCATATCGTGTATGGCCACAATTAAGAGGTAATCTAGCAGCAGTTGGTTGTTACTTCTGGGGTGCTGCTGTAAATAATGGTTCTACTTTATTACCATACATCGGAACTCTAGATAAACAATTAAATCAAAATTTTGGATCAGTTCCTGTTGATATGGCAGATATGTTTGTCCGTAAGGAATTATTTTTGAATGCTGGATTGTGGACATGTGGATATAATAATAATGGAGGATTAGGTAATGGAACAACAGTAAACTATTCTTCACCAATACAAGTTGGTTCATTAACTAATTGGAAACAAGTTGCTGGTGGATTTGGACATACAGCATCAATTAAAACTGATGGTACTCTATGGACATGTGGATCTAATCAATATGGTCAATTGGGTAATGGAACAACATCAAATTATTCTTCACCAATTCAAATAGGATCATTAACTAATTGGAAACAAGTTTCTGCTGTATATTATCATACAGCATCAATAAAAACTGATGGTACACTATGGACATGGGGATGGAGTCTTTATGGTCAATTAGGTAATGGAACAATAGTATATTATTCTTCACCAATTCAAGTAGGAACATTAACTAATTGGAAACAAGTTGCAGGTGGTGGTTATCATACAACATCAATTAAAACAGATGGTACTTTATGGACATGTGGATATAATGGTTCTGGTCAATTAGGTAATGGAACAATAGTATATTATTCTTCACCAATACAAGTAGGATCATTAACTAACTGGAAACAAGTTGCTGGTGGATTAGTACATACAGCAGCAATAAAAACTGATGGTACTTTATGGACATGTGGATCTAATCAATATGGTCAATTAGGTAATGGAACAACATTAAATTATTCTTCACCAATTCAAGTAGGAACATTAACTAATTGGAAACAAGTTGCAGGTGGTGGTTATCATACAACATCAATAAAAACTGATGGTACTTTATGGACATTTGGATACAACAATTATGGTCTATTAGGTAACGGAACAACATTAAATTATTCTTCACCAATTCAAGTAGGAACATTAACTAATTGGAAACAAGTTGCTGGTGGACTTTATCATACAGCATCAATTTCATCACCAGATTTACCTGCATAATATATCACATATATAATATTGTAATGAATATATTATTAGGAGTTTGCAATGAAAAAGTACAATTTTATCTCTGGTCTCCCAAGAAGTGGAACCACCCTTCTTTCAACGATTCTCAAACAGAATCCAAAGTTTGAAGCATCTATTTCTGGTCCTTTAGCAAGATTTACTAGAGCAGTTATTCAAGAATCATCTTCTCAGGGTGGTTATCGTTTTGAATGTCCACCAGAAAAACGCAAGAAACTTATCAATGGTTTATTTGAAAATTATTATGACGATCCTACCAAAGAAGTTGCTTTCAATACTAACAGAGGATGGGGATTACTTCTTCCTACCATCAAAGACCTTTATCCCGAATCAAAGTTAATTCTTTGTGTTCGTGATATTTCTCAAATTTTAAATTCATTTGAGTGGTTATTAAGAAAACAACCGTACGTTTTTTCTTCCATGTTTTCTCCAGAAGAAAATACTAATGTTTATACTCGTTGCGAAACATTGATGAATCCGGGAAGAACTCTGGGGTTTGCTTATAATGCAGTTAAACAGGCGATTACTTCTGAATATAAATCTTCAATTATGATTATTGAATATGATAAATTAGCCAAGAATCCAGAGTTTATTATGAAGACTCTATATAATTTTATTGAGGAACCATATTTTGAACATGATTTTAATGACGTAGAAGCATCTTATACCGATTTTGATGAAGATGTCCAAATTGAAAATTTACATACTACTAGAAAAAAAGTAGAATTTAAACCGCAAGATATGATTATTCCTCCAGATATTCTTCAAATGGTGAAAAATATGGAAGTCTGGAAATGATTTATAATATCACAAAATCCACATTTGGTACTTTAGGTACTAGATGTGGAGACCTGATTGCTATTTGTAATATCATTGAATATCTTAGAAAGACCAAAGAACAACATATACAATTTTACATTCCAAAATATGTTCTAAATCAAGACGATTATATTCATAAATTCTATGATTATCTTTGTGATATCACAGATTACTTTTCCAAAGAAGAAGGGTTTCTAGAACTACCATTCTTCAATGTTTCGGTATGGGATTTTAGATCCATCATTGGTGACCATGTAATCATTAAAAATCCAATTGGAAACATGGATTATAAAGTCGTTATATTTCCACTATATGATGCAGAATATAATAATCAAAGAAATTGGTCTATTGATTGTATGAATGATATTTTAAATGAATGTAGAACGAAATATCCTCATCACAGAAAAGTTATTTGCTCAAAAGAACCACCACCAGATGGACTATTTGATTATTCTGGATTTGAAATATCAACAGATTTCATAACAAATATTCATCATATAGAAACTTCTATGGTATTTTATGGTGGTGATACTGGTGTTTCTCACTTTGCATCTGTATTGGATAATGGTCCAGAATTGAATTATATATATTCAAATAGGTGTTTATTACACACAACTCCTTTCTATTCTATAGGTGAAAATAGTAAAGGAAAATTGAGAACATTTTGGTTAGATTTTATGGGAGACGCGAAGTGGGACTTAAAATAAATTTAGGTAGTGGGTTTAAAAGAATTGATGGATTTCTTAATGTAGATGATGATCCTTTGGTTGAACCAGATTATATTGTCAATCTAGATGATGTTAATATCAAACTTCCCTTTGAAGACAGTTCTGTAGAAGAAATCAGAGCACACCACATTCTTGAACATATCGGTGATGGATTCATTCCATTAATGAAAGAGTTATATCGTGTATCAGAACATGGATGTATTCTTGATATAATTTCTCCAAACGAAACCCACTCAGCTTTTCATGGCGATCCAACACATAAAAGAGCAATCAATGTAAATGTGATGTACATGTTTTCCAAAAATTACATCAAGTACCATATAGAAAAACACAATTCCAGTACTGGAATGGCACTTAAATATGATATCAATTTTGATGTAATCCATTATGAATTTGAATATGACCAATTCTATGTTCCTATGCTAGAGGACTTCTTCAAAAGAAAAGAAGAAGGGAAAGTATCACCAGAAGAGGATTTTGGTGTCCAACGACTTCTTAGAGAAGCAAATAATGTAGCAATGAATAATATTATCAAATTGGTAGCAGTCAAGGAATAACTATGGATCAGAATGATACTTATGGTGAAGGTGACCCTTTAGTTTTTATAGTCAAACAACTAATTAAAGGTCAATATGAAGAATTAGCAGAACAAGTTGTTGATGTTTTTGCAAATGCAGCAATACATATTGAATCTGTTAATACTATATCAAAACTTTATTATGATGTCAGAAATTATGACAAGGCAGAGAAATTTACATTAAAAACATTGGATATGTGTGAGACGAATGAACAGAGATATAATGTTCGTGCCAATTTGGGTAAATTGTATAATAATTTTAATGAACCTGTCAAGTCGTTATTTTATTCAAAACAGAATCTTGCAGTTAATCCAAACAATCCAGATACTTTATTGGAAATGGTATTCTCCTATTTTCTCAATGGTCAAAAAGAACCAGCAGAAAAAATTCTTAGAGAACTGAAAGAAAGAGAACATGAACTTGGAGAAAGACACAGAAATATCGTAAATTTCAATCTTGGAACTTATGATATGGAAGCAGGACATTTCTTGAAAGGTCTTGGTGGATTCCTCATTAATGTTAAAAAACTAGAACTTTGGTTTAACCATGAAGAAATTCCATTGAAGTATTGGACTGGTGGGTTATATCCAGGCAGAACTTTGATTTTCCATATGAATGGTGGTGGATTTGGTGATTCTTTTATCGCAATCTCATATTGGAATAAATTAAAAGCAGCAGGATTTAATCCAGTATATTCCAATTCCAATAAAGATATTGTTGATATATTCAATCGTTGTGGTTACACTTCTGTTACTGATTGGAGAGATGTCAAAGATCCAGATGCATTATGGTGTTTTGCATTTGAAGTTCCTTTATATCTCAACATGAAACCACAAATAATGTTAACCGAACATTATTTGTGGGCATCAGATCAAGCAAGAGAAAAATGGAGTTGGTTAAAGGAACGTAAGAAACTTAAAGTAGGTGTCAGGTTCATTGGTAACATGCGAAATAATGCTTTGCTTTATAGACATATTGAACTTGACAATATGATGAATTTCTTACATGAAACTTTTGAGGGACAAGATGTAGAATACTATTCACTACAAAAGGGTGATGGTGAAGAAGAGGCAAGGAAATGTCCAGAATTAATTGATGTTGCAGGTCAAATCAATTCTTTTGATGATACTATTGCATTGATAGAAAATCTAGATATAGTTATTTCCACATGTACTTCTGTGGTTCATATTGCAGGTGCAGTTGGAACCAAAACCGTAGTGTTTGTTCCTATAGCCGCATACTTCACATATTTAACACCGACATTAGAAGGAAGACCACCACACACAAGTCCTTGGTATAGTGACAGCTTCAGATTCTTTAGACAAGTAAAACCAAAAGTTTGGGATGAACCCATGTTGGAAGCAAAAGAATACATTAAAGGACATTTACTTGAAAATAATGAATAATATATTTCTAGTCCCATCAGGGATATATACCAAGCAAACTTTATTCTCTGTAGAAGATAGGATAAATCAAACAATAGAAACTGCAATTGACATTCGTAAAAAAGTTCCAGATGTAAAATTGTATCTATTAGAGGGTGGTGATAAATCACTATCATTTGATGAGAGGTCTAAATTTCTAGAAGTGTATGATGATGTTTTAGATTTCACAGGTCATGAAGTAATTAAATTTTCGCACCAGTTGGGTGGTGGGACAATGAAAAGTTCTTGTGAAACCTATATGTTAATGCAATCCATTAAATTGCTTAATGTACCAGAACAATCAAGAATTTTTAAGATATGTGGAAGGTATAGATTGTCTGATAGATTTGATTTAAGTAAACATCATAGTGCAACTGGAAAATATTTGTTTAAGAATAAGGAACCAGGATTAGAGTTCATTGCAGAATATACCAAGTCAAAAACTTCATTGTATCGTTATGAAACTAGATTGTTTTCTTTCTGTGGATCAATATTTGATACTGTTGTTAAAGACTTTGAAAAGATATTCTATAGTTTGATTGATATGTATTCAAACAATTTATATAATGATGTAGAACATATGACATATATGGTATTAGACCAATCTCTAGTTTTAGACACAGATTGTATTGGTGTAGCTGGACTTCGTGGTGAAGAGAAAGATTCAATTATAGATGAGTAATGACATGAGTGATTTTTATACTTTTATAGTAACATCAACTATTAATGCATCTGTTCAAGGTGGTGTTAATGTATATGGAACGGCAAATAGGTTTGAAGAAACATTAAAAACTTTTGATTCTATCAGAAGTAAAGTTCCCAATGTTAAAATTATATCTATAGACAATTCTAATATTCCATTGACAGAAGAACAAAAAGAAATTATCAAATCAAAAGTAGATTACTTTCACCAAATAGATCACAATATTTTCACACTATTCGTCAATAGAATAGGTTCTAAAGGAATGGGTGAATCATACATTATGTATGAGGCACTTAATATTATAGAAAAGAATAATTTGTTAGGTAAAAGAGTATTTAAAATAACTGGAAGATATTGGTTGGCAGATTCTTTTGACATTTCATTCTATGAAAAACCGGAACTTATTGGTAAATATGCTCATAAAATAAATCAATGGGATGTAAGCACCGATAATTTTGTTAGTCATAGAGAAAGAGTTGTGTATTTTGAAACCAGATTATGGTCTTTCTGTTGGACATTATTTGACAACTATAGAGAATTAATTCAAGTTATATTTGATACACAGGCAAGCAATGTAGGAAGACCTATGTGTAATCTGGAAAGGAGTCATTGGTACCATACACCAAGAGATAAACTATATGAATTAGAAACTGCCCATGTAGAAGGTTATACTGCCCATGATGGTGTTTATAAGTTTGAATAATAAACTGACATAAATAGTTGATAACTCAATAGAGATTAACTATGGCAGATATAACTTCAAGAGTAGATTTTAAAAATTATTGTCTTCGTAGACTTGGTTTTCCAGTAATAGAAATTAACGTAGATGATGATCAAATAGAAGACAGAATTACCGATGCTATTCAATATTTTGTTGATAGACATGCTGATGGTACACAGAAAATCTATTATGTTCGTTCATTAACAGCACAAGATTTGACTAATAGATATTTAGATTTAAGTCCAACTGTTGCTGTAGACGATCATGGTAATCATGTGGATATTGTTGGTGTTACACGTATATTTCCTATTATGGATTCACAAGCAACCATCAACATGTTTGACTTGAGATATCAATTACGTTTAAATGAACTCTACGACTTCACCTCTGCCTCATACATCAACTATACACTCACACAACAACACTTACGATCACTAGAGATTATGTTCACTGGTGAGGTTCCTATTCGCTTTAATAGACATATGAAAAAACTCTATATTGATTGGGCATGGGGTTCTCAAGAAGCACCAGCTGGAACAATTGTTGTTGCTGAATGTTATGCTACTTTGAATCCTGATGCATATCCTTGGGTGTATAATGATAGATGGTTAAAGGAATATGCCACAGTACTTATTAAAATGGCATGGGGTGCTAACTTAAAGAAGTTCAATAATATTCAACTACCAGGTGGTGTTACGCTCAATGGTGATAAAATTTATGATGAAGCAAATCAGGAAAAACTGAGACTTGAAGATGAGATGGAGTCACAACATGGTGGTGTTTTGGAATTTTTCTTAAATTAAAATATGAAATACACAATTTATAGAATAACCAATAAAATTAATAACAAATCATATATTGGTTTTACTAGGAAGAAAATAGAAGAAAGATTTAAAGAACATC